CTTTGTCTTTGGATAAGGCTGAAGAGGTATGGGAAGCCGTGATCCGAGACCAAGAGGATATCGGAATCCTGAAAGGCGAGATTGATCGGGTATCGAGGACAAACGGAAACAAGAGATTGATTTTATCAAACAACCGTCAGTATAAAGTCGGCGCACCTACACGAAGAGCGGGCAGAGGAGATTCCAACGATTTAGTTATGCTTGACGAAATAAGAGAGCATAGAGATTGGGAAACTTTCTCGGCTGCGGCCGCTTCAACTGTGGCGAAACCGAACGGAGTTATTATTTGCTTCTCAAACGCGGGCGACCCCGATTCCATAGTATTAAGACAGCTACGGTCAACAGCCTTGGGGAAAAATGATGACTTCGGCGGAGAGATTGACGGCTCTGTCGGTCTTTTCGAGTGGTCTGCTCCTGATGGGTCAAAGACAGACGATTTGAAAGCATTGGCGCAGGCGAATCCCGCTCTCGGTTACGGAAGATTAACGGAAAGGGCAATAATGGCGAACCGCTCAACCTTCCCCGAGAATAAATTCCGCTCGGAATGTATGTGTCAGCAAGTCGAGACAATTCTTCCGCAACCGTTCCCCGATGGAGCTTGGGAAGGCGGAATTGACGAAGCGAGTTTTATCACAGCCGAAAGTCCTCTCGTATACGGGATAGATATGAGCCAAGACAGAAGATGGGTGACTATCGGGGTCTGTGGTTTAAGAGAGGACGGAAACTATCATATAGAAGTCGCGGCAAGGCGAATCGGTTCAGAATGGGCTATTGATTGGTTCAGGGCGAGAGCTATGAAACAACCGATGAAATTAGCCTTTCAATCGAGGGGCGCACCCGTGGCGGGTTTAGCGGAGCAAATCTGCACTCTTCACGGAGTGGAGAGATGTGCGATAGAAGGTCCCGATTTGACGGCGGGATGGGGCAGATTTTACGATGGGATTTCCGCTTCGGCTCCCGTATTACCGGGGGAAACACCGAGAGGGGGAGCGAGGATATATCATTTACCTCAACCCGTTCTTGATATGCCGGGGAAAACCTGTCAATTAAGGAATATCGGCGGAGGAATTGAACTCCCCGACAGAGTAAAAAGTCCTGATGACATAGCTCCGTTAATGGCTTGTTTTACAGCTTTCGCCGCTATGACAAAGATAAATAACAAAGAAAGCAAAATATTCGAGTCGGCTTATGCAAAAGGCGGCTCTCTTTTATTCGTATAAAAAGGGGGAATATATATGGGCGTTTCCGAGAGGCTTCGAGCTTTATTCGGAGGTAATGTCTATAATATCAGATTTCAGCCGGGCGCTATCCCGAGTGTCGAGGGATTAACGGCAAGAAGGTTATATGAAACGCAGGCAAACCTTCACGCGGTTGTTTCCTTCCTCGCTGATTCTGTGGCTCAATTACCTTTGAAGGTTTATGTCAGGGACGGAGAGTCACAGAGGAGAAGGGACAGAGACAGCACCGCCGCCAAACTCTTATGGAGACCGAACAAAGACCAGACCTCTTATGAGTTTATCGATTCATTTATAAGTGAATATTTGATAATGGGCGAGGTTTTCCTTTGGCTGTTACCTGACCCCGATTCCGATTCCGGCTATCAGTTAAGAATCATCCCGAGGGAATGGGTGAAAGAGCAGAAAAGCAAAACGAATTACGCGCCTACCGAATTGATTGTTTCTGCAAACGGAACGGGAAAGATCACTCTCACCGCTGACGAGTTTATCCCCTTCAGGATGTATTCGCCCGGTAACCCCGGCGGAAGTCAATCACCGATATCCGCATTAAAACAGACTTTAATGGAGCAGATACAAGCGGACAAATTCAGAACAGAGGTGTGGAGTTCTTCGGGAAGGTTTAACGCTTACATAACAAGACCGAAGGATGTTGCGCCGTGGGATGACGAACAGAGAGCGAGATTCGCAACGGCTTTCCGTGAAACTTGGGGCAAAGGCGGAGCGAACAGAGGCAAAATGCCGATTCTTGAGGACGGTATGGAGATAAAACCATATCAGTTCAACGCACAGCAGGCGCAATTTGCAGAAACAAAACAGTTATCAAGAGAAGATGTCGCAGCTGCCTATCACATTAACCCTTCATTGATATGGCACACCACTACACAGACCTACGCAAGCGCGAAAGACAACGCGAGGGCATTATATGCGGATTGCCTCGGGCCTATCCTTCAGATGATTCAGCAGAGATTCAATTCGTTCTTACTTCCTATGGTAAACGCGGACCCGAACACCTATGTCGAATTTGATTTGACCGAGAAGCTCAAAGGCTCATTTGAGGAGAGAGCTTCGATTCTTCAGAGCGCTGTCGGCGGTCCTTGGATGACGAGAAACGAGGCGAGAGCGGACAATAACCTTCCTCCCGTTGAGGGCGGGGATGATTTAATCGTTCCGCTTAATGTAGTAGAAGGCGGTCAGGCTTCGCCGCAGGACACTCACATGGATCCGCAAGAGCCGATGGCAATAGTGGAGAGCGGATTAAAATCGAGAACCATTGTCCTTCCCATTTCACCTACCGATAGAGAAAAAGAGAAAATGGCAGAAGTTCTTTCAAAGTTTTTCAAGAGGCAGGCGAAAGCGGTTCTCCCGAAAATCGGTGCCGGTTCTGAATGGTGGAATCAAGAGAGATGGGACAGAGAGTTAGCCGATGACCTCGAACCGATAATTGACGAGGTTGCAGACGCTCACGGGAAAGAGGTCGCAAAGGCTCTCGGCTCTATGTATAGCACCGCACAAACGAGAAACTATTTGAGAAAGTTATCCGAGGGCAGAGCCGAAGCAATCAACATAAAAACAAGGGAACACCTTCAGGAGTCGATAGACGAAATGGAGTCGAATCCCGAAACCGAAAACACACCCGCTCACGCTATGGAAATAAGAGAAGGGGAACACTCCAAAATCTTGGGAGCGGCTCTCGCTCTTACGGCTGCGGGATGGGCGGCAACACACGAAGCACCTCATCAGGCGGAACAGCAAGGGATTCGCAAGAGAGTTGAGAAAACTTGGGTGACGGGTGAAAACCCGAGAGACACTCATCTCGCTATGGACGGCGAGACCGTGGGAATTGACGAGAAATTCTCCAACGGAGCGGAATGGCCGGGGGATGACAATCTCGACCCCGATGAATCCTGCGGGTGTAATTGTGAATGCACCATTACAATCACGATAGATTAAGGAGGCACACTATGAACTATAAAGAATTTAAAGTCGCTTACAAAGACGAAGGAAACGGCTCTATTGAAGGTTACGCTTCAACTTGGATAAGAGAGCCTGACAGTTACGGAGACATCGTCAAAGAGGGAGCGTTCACCGACACTCTCAAAGAGAGATGGAACGGCGGAAAAGGTATTCCCCTTCTGTGGGCGCACCAAATGGATAATCTCTCATCCTTTATCGGCACAGCAGACGCGGAAGAGGATGAGAAGGGACTTCACTTTGTCGCTTCTTTTGACGGAACAGAGGAGGCGCAGAGAGTCAGAGAACTTTACAAAGACGGCAGACTTTCAAAGTTTTCATTCGCCTATGACATAAGAGAGCAGGGTCCCGTCACTCTCGAAGATGGCAGAAATGCAAACGAACTCCGCAATCTTGATTTATTCGAGATTTCCTGCGTCTGTGTTCCCGCGAACGATGACGCGGGCGTGGTCGAGGTCAAGGCAGCGGAAGTCGAAGAGAAATCGGGCAAGAGAAACAGCAAAAAGGACGCGGACACTATCAAACAGGCAATAACACTTATCGAACAGGCAAAAACACTCCTTCAGAGTGTTCTTGAAGATGAGGCAGACGGAGAGGACGAAGCAGAGGTCAACGCGGCGGCGGAGGAACCCGAGCAGAGCAATCCTGTCAAGGAATCACTTCTTGCATATATTAAATCTACGGAGGAATCAAAATGACCTTGCGTGAAGAAATCGCAGAGAAGAAGAACGCACTCGCAGAGCTGAAAGAGCGCATTGAAAACAATGACGCCGAGGCTATTGAAATGGGCGTATCTCTCAAAGCGGAAATCGAATCAAAAGAAGCCGAAATGGAGCAGGCGGAGAAAAAGACCGCTCTTCTCGATTCAATCGGCGAAAAAACTGAAATTCAGGAGGAAACCAAAATGACAGAACTTGAAATCTTCGCACAGAAAGCGAACGAAATGACCGACAGAAAATCCGGTGTATCTATGCACCTGAAAGCCGCGACCGATGTAGTTACGGCTCCGCAGATTGCCGATGTTGACAGAAGTGTTGCTCCGCAGTCCCGCAGAAGAGCTGTCGCTGACTACTTCACCAACACACAGATAAGCGGCAACGCTATCACTTACTTCCGCCAGGGCGCTTACGAAGGCGTTCCCGCAGTAACCGCTCAGGGCGCGAAGAAACCCGCGAACAGCACCTCTTTCGAGGGTGTCACTCTTCCGCTTTCCAAGATTGCCGCCTACATTAAGGAGACAGACGAGATTCTCGCTGACGCTCCCTTCCTCGCTTCCGAGGTTGAGAACAGCCTTGTATATCAGGTCGGCAAAGTTGAGGACGCTACTGTTGTAAGTGCTATCGCAGGCACAAGCGGAATCGGCGCAGCTGAGTATAACACCAGCGCAGACGAAACCCTCGCAGACGGCGTTCTTCAGGCTATCCTTGCTATCAAAGGCAATTCCGCTTATGACGCAGCTGTAGTCCTTGTAAATCCCGCTGACCTCTATGCTCTTATGAGCGCGAAGGATGCTAAC